GAATGAGAAAAATGGTCTTGAAGATTTTAAAACCGAATTGTTAGATTTCATTCAAAAGAAAAATCCAACCTATGAAAAGATTGACTATCCTAAATATACAGAGTCAAATCTGCTTGTTATAAATCCTGCCGATGTTCACGTTGGTAAGTTAGCTTTACAAGAAGAGGGTGGAAGTGCTCATAATAACGATATAATCATTAAAAGGGTTAGAGATGGCATTAATGGTTTAATCTCTAAATCTAAAGGTTTTAATATAGACAAGATACTTTTTGTTATTGGAGCTGATATTCTGCATGTAGATAATGCAAGGAGAACAACTACAAGTGGCACTCCACAAGATACCGATGGAATGTGGTATTCTAATTTTATATTAGCTCAAAAGCTCTACATTGATGTTATTGAACAGTTAGTCCAATTAGCACCAGTTCATGTGCAATATGATCCATCAAATCACGATTATACAAATGGCTTCTTTTTAGCTCAATGCGTGGAGTCATGGTTTAGAAACTCAAAAGATATTACATTTAATACTGGCATAGCACATAGAAAGTATTATGCTTATGGCACTAATCTAATAGGTACTACTCATGGAGATGGAGCTAAAGAAACAGATTTACCTTTGCTTATGGCTCAAGAAGCAAGTGAGCATTGGCATGGTTGCAAACATAGATACTTTTATACAGAGCATATCCATCACAAAAAGAGCAAAGATTATGGGAGTGTTTGTATAGAGTCATTTAGGAGTCCATCTGGAACTGATAGTTGGCATCATAGAAATGGATACCAACACGCACCTAAAGCAATAGAGGCTTTTATACATTCAAAAGACAACGGACAAATAGCACGATTAACACACATTTTTTAGTTATGGCTGAAGAATTAGAAGATCAAATTAAGGAAGAAGAAGAAATTGAGTGGGTAGTTGATGAAACTACTGCTTCCGAATACATAAACACATTCTGTTATGCTCTTGCTACAATGGAGCAGCTTAATGTAATGACAAAAGATGATAGAGAAGTTATAGATAATATCAAAGCTAAATCATTACGCATAGTTGAGAAGTTTGTTAATGAAACTTACTTTGAATTATTTGATGATTAATAAATAAGAGCAATTGCATATGATAATGCAATTTTAAATATAAACTATATTCAAATAGATATAATGTTCCTAACTGCATACCATAAGAACTGCTTTTAGGACTTTTTTTATCACTATTATACGAATAATTGTGACTTAAATATTGGAAAATTTCATGCAGCCTTATTTTAATTCCATTAATTTTTATAGTTTAATCTATTAAAAACCAATAAGTTATAAAATATTTTAAAAAAACTTTAAAAAATAATTGACAAAATTTGTTAATTATTGAAATATTTGTTTTATCTTTGTTCTACCGAAGCAATGATGCAGAGGTTAAAACAAAAACTATGAACAAATTAACTATCCTTTCAACATTCCTTTCAGTAGGTTTAATTCAAAACGATTATGTATTGTATGGTTGCACTTTAGTTTGTGTTACTATTTTAGCAGCTTTATTCATTAACGCTTATAAAAACGAAAACAATGGATAATTTAACTAACTGGCTCGTAGAAACTAAACCAACAAACAAATATCTTGCTTGGTTATTATTAACTCTTTTAAGAGATACCGATACTATTAATCCGATACATAAAAAGTGGGTTTATAAAACTGCAATAGGTTATTTAAGATTGCCTAATAAACCTTACTCGGATAGAAACCATGATTGGTATCAAGATTGTATTAAATTAATAAACGCTTATCGTAACTCAATCAAATAACTATGTACACTAAAACACAATTAACACCAAAAGAGCAACAAGCTGCATTTGACCATGCAAAAACTATAATACACCTTTTAATGCAAAGTGAAAAATTAAGAACTTCATTAACTTTTGAACAAGCTAAAGAATGTGCGAAATGGATAACATTAGAAATAATGGAAGAATTAGAGGAAAACTTTGACAATAAAAAAGGGAATAAAAGATATGATTATTTTGCAGAAGTAGATAAATATATTGATTGCTTTTAAATTAAAAAACTATGTACACTAAAGAACAACTCCACAAAGATTTATTAAAAGATTTAAGAGCTCATGACTATTCGTATATGTATAGCGAGTCGGAAGAGGTATGGTTAAAAGCAAAGCAAACAAGATTTGATATTCAATTTCGCATTCTTAACTTGGTTATAATGCACAATTATAACAGAGAACACTTGCTTAACGAATGCTTGAGCTTATTTACTCCCCAATATTTAGAGGGGTTAGCACATAGAGAAATCAATAAATTCTTTAACATTTTAAACCAATAACTATGCAACAAATCACTTACAAAGGCTTCCCAGTAACTTTTAATGCTTACTACCAGCCGGAAGAAAAACAAACACTTGAGCACCCAGGTATTCAAGCTCATTACATTATTGAGGAATTAGCTATATTCGGTATTGATCCTTACGAATTATTAGGGGATAGAAGATACAATTTACTTATAGCTGAAATTAATGACCTTTTAATGAATGACAATGGATAGAAGATTATCAAGATTAGAGGAAATAGCTACAATATTTGAAGCATCTCTAAAATCAGAAGAAATAGACAATATGCTACATGATTTTTATGTAGATTTGAAATTAAAATGTAAACAAGAAAATATAAAACTATCAATTTATTATGCAGACAACACCGAGGGAGTTAAAATTGAAGAACCACGAGTTAATTAAACTTAAAGCTCAAATTAAAGAATTAAGAAACAATCTAAAGGCTAACAAGGACCAGGTTATTAAAACTGCAATCATGGGAGTTTGTAAGGATTATAAAATAAGCTACGAAGATATGATGAGTGGCAGCCGAAGAAGAACAGTAGTATTGCCGAGAATGGTTTTAATGTATAAACTATACCAAACTGGCTTTACAATGACTGAAGTAGGTGCTATATTCAACCGAGATCATACAACTGTTTTGAATGCTATTAGGAAGATTGAAGCACAAAAAGACCTTTATGATGATATTATTTTATAAACAAATTTTGTTAATTAAAAAACTTTACTTATTTTTGTAAAACTTCTGGCCGGAGTTATAAAAGCCACTACAACTATGAACAAACTATTATTAATTCAAACCGAATTAAAAGCACCGAAAAGCCAATTCAACTCACATGGCAATTACAAGTATCGCAACTGCGAGGATATTCTTGAAGCAGTTAAACCATTGTTAGTAAAGTATGGATGTACATTAGCAATTACAGATGAAGTTATGTCTATTGGATCAACTATTAAAAGTGAAAAAATATCCGCAAAAGGAGACGTTTCAAAGTATGAAGGGGAAGTGATTTATATAAAAGCTACTGCTACACTATCCGACAATGATACTCAAAATATAATAACAAAAGTATCTGCTGCAGCTGGAATTGATATTAATAAAAAAGGAATGGATATTTCACAAACATTCGGAGCATCATCTTCTTATGCTCGTAAGTATGCTTTAAATGGATTATTCCTTATTGATGATACTAAAGATGCAGATGCTACTAACACTCATGGCAAAGATGAGCCGGTAGGTATTGATGCTGAATTAGTTAATAAACTTGCTAAATGTAAGGATATTACAGAATTACAAATGCTATACTCTACAAAAGAAGATTGGAGCAATGCAGAGAAAACTTTATTTACTAATCGCAAAAAATCTTTAAAATAATGTTTGAACAAGACAATTGGATGAGCAGTAGGCTGGGAAAGTTTACTGCTTCCGAAATAGGAAACTTACTTACTGAAAGTAAAAAGAAAGATGAGGTATTTGGTGCAACTGCTAAAACCTACATTCATAGAAAAATACACGAGATATTAAGTGGAGAAGTTAAGCAATTAGCTCCGATGAATGCACTTGAATGGGGTAAATCATTAGAGAACGAAGCTATCTTAGTTTATGAAGCACAAACTGGTTATAAAGTAGAAAACTTGGGTGGTGCAAATCCTAAATTCTTTGAGTTTGGAGAAAGAGCTGGTGGTAGTCCAGATGGATTGATTGAAAGCGAAAAAGGTCAAGGAGTGTTAGAGGTTAAATGTCCATATACCGGAGAAACTATGATTGATTATCTA